CATATTTGATAGCTTCGATGTTGGAAAAGAACAGGATTTTTATGAAAAGTTGCATAAACTCATTAATGAAGACTCAACGATTACAGATGTTAAGAAAAATGGATTTCTAGATTCTAGCATTCCAACCGCAGATAGAGTCACCAATATTTTTATACATGCATTACAAGCCGAAAATAAAACTGAGGATAGAGGTTGGAAAACACAATTATACAGGGATGATATTGAATCCGAATTGAAAACCGTGCTAGATAAACTATCGAATGAGAAACGCAAAGAAATTAAAAAAAAT